GAGTAGTCCTTATGGGGCGATTGCAACCTTCTACAACAACCAACTCGTCATTGCCAATGCGCGGGATGCCTTGATCGTTTCCGATGTTCTGGATCCTACGAACTTCGATCCCTTGCTGAAGAGTTTCCGAACCAATGTCGGTTCCAATGATTACATTACCGCCATCCACCCCTATGCCAATGGTCAAGTGATCGTGTTCCTGCGCAAATCAATTTACTTGGGAAAAATCGTTTTAAAAAGTGATGGCGTTTCGATTGATCCGGCCGCCTCGTTCTTGCAGATCCTGACCAACGAAATCGGGTGCAATGCCCGCAACACCGTCACCACGGCCGGAAATTACATCTACTTCCTCTCGGATAACGGGGTCTATCGGCTCGACAATACCCAGCTCGACCTTGCGCTGCGCGGCAACACGCTACCGCTCTCCGAGCCGATTGCCGACATCCTCTCAACGATCAATCCGGCGACCGTCTCCAATGCCTGCGGCTTGTATTTTAACAATCGGTATTATCTGGCCATTCCGACCGGAAGTTCCACCAGCAACAATACGCTGCTGATCTACAATCAGCTCAACGAGGCCTGGGAATCGGTCGACACTTACCCCTTCTCCCTCGACCGCCTGGTGGTGAGCGATTACGTCACGACCACGGCCACCCAGCGCCGACTCTATGCTGCCTCCACCACGGGCCTGCTTTACCTTTTAGAACAATACAACTCGGCCGCCGATGACGCGACCAGTGGTGATGCCTCGGTTGGTGTGGTCGGATCGCTTACCACGCGGCGATATTTCTACGGTCAGCTCAACCACAAGCGCCTCAACTCGGTCACGGTCTCCTCCTACCTTCCGGCAGGTTCTACGGTGAATGTCACGGCGATTGCCACCGACCGCGATAGCACGACCCAAGTTGCCTCGGTAACCAATGCCGAAGCTGACAACGACTACACGATCAAGGCCCCGATCCGCCGTACGGCCGAATACCTCGACATCCAGGTCTCCACCTCGGGCGGGCGTCCCACCATCCGCGCCATCAGTGCCGACGCCGCAGTGACCAGCGATCCGAGCCGCCTGGCCCGCACCGAATCCTAAGAAAATCATTCTGCGAACCGAACCCACTTAAGGTGTCGATCCTCACAACCTAATCTCTTCGCATGGCCTCCCTCGTCTCAGGAATTGCAGTCAGCAACGGTGACGTCGTCACTCCGGCAATCCTCAACGCCAACCCCACCCTGGCGGCCGGAACCATCGTCCAAGCCGACTTGACGACCGCAAGCCAAAACTGGAGCCTGACCGGTCCGCTGGCCGTCACCGGGGCGATCACGGGGGCCTCGATTGCCACGACGGGCAATTCCACCATAGGAGGAAATCAAACCGTCACCGGAACTTTCAAGTCCACAGGGGCAGCCACCCTGAGTGGTGGGGCCACCGTCACGGGCACCGTCACGGCCACGGCATTCTCGGGACCACTCACCGGCGCCGTCACCGGCAATGCCACGACCGCCACCACGGCCACCAATCTGGCCGGAGGTTCGGCCGGAACTGTCCCCTACCAATCCGCTGCCGGAACGACCGCCCAGACCGGGACGGGAACGGCCGGACAAGTCCTCACCAGCAATGGGGCTGCCGCACCATCTTGGCAGACGCTTTCGGCCACGACCACCAATGCCAGCAACCTCACCGGAGGTTTGGCTGGATCACTCCCCTACCAATCCGCCGCCGGAACGACCGCCATGCTCGGTGCGGGAACCACCGGGCAAGTGCTGACCAGCAATGGAGCGGCTGCGCTTTCTTGGCAATCACCGGCCAGTGCCAACACGGCGTCGGCGATTGTCATCCGCGATTCCAGCGGCAATTTCTCGGCCGGAACCATCACGGCCGCACTCACGGGAAATGCCACCACGGCCACCACCCTGGCCACGGCGCGCACGATCTCATTAAGCGGAGCCGTTGCGGCCACGGGGGTCAGCTTTAACGGGAGCGCCAACATTGCGCTCACGACCACGATTTCTTCTTTGCCGGATTCCTCCTTGGCCACCATTTCTAGCGCAGGCAAGGTCAGTAACAGCGCCACCACGGCCACCAATGCCAACACCGCCTCGGCCATTGTAGCCAGGGATTCCAGCGGCAATTTCTCGGCCGGGACGATCACGGCTGCTCTCAACGGTAACGCCACCACGGCGACAACCGCCGGAACCGCTACAACCGTGGCCACCGGGGCCATCACGACATCAACGCAAATTGGTTCCGGCGTCATTGCCACTTCGAACCTGGCAACGACGACTCAGGCAGCCCTTTGCAAAGCATGGGTTACCTTTGACGGCACGACCGGAACAATTTCCCTAGCGTTCAATGTTTCAGCAGTCACCCGGAGCAGCACCGGACTTTATGTGCTGACTTTCCCTACGGGGCTTTTTTCCAATTCCAATTATTGTTTGGTAGTTTCGGCAATGTCTTCTCAGGCGGGAGGGGTATTAGGTTGCGGTTTGACGTACGGAACAACGCCAACAGCCACCTCGGCCAGCATCAGCGTGTTCAACTTCAACGGAGTAGCCAAAGATGGGTCGATTGTCTGTGTCCAAGTCTTTGGAACCTAATGCTGGCATGGCAAATCGCACGCAATCTTTACGAATCGGAACCGGGCAATCGTTTCGAGGATTTGTTGGGTCATTTCTTCCAGCATGGGATCGTTCATTCCACGCCGGAAAATTTTCTGCTGGCAAAACAGGTTTGCTATCCAGAATCGGAAATCACTCCGGCGAATGCCTGGTTCATTCCCCTGGCATCGACCACCGGATCACTCAAGCAGCTCATGGGTGCCCTGCCACACCCGCTCTCTTATGTCATCTGGCAACGGGCACTCGGGCGTCCTGGACAACATTATCACATACATCCATGGCACAAACTCGCTGCCAAAGTTGGGTGCATTTAACGGGTTTCAACATTAAATAATTATGGGATCAACATTTTCTGGATCAGGTGCAGCCAAAGGCGCTGCCGGAGGCGCGGCCGGTGGAGCTATGATTGGCCTGGCCGGTGGGCCGATTGGAATGCTTGGCGGTGCCGCTTTGGGAGCCTTGGCTGGCGGTTTTATGTCAAACGGCTCACCTAGTATTGGCCAGAATCCTGCCAAACCGCTGAACTTCCAAGACATCATCAATAATGGAACTTCGGGTGGTTCGCAGATTTACAGTTCCGGACTCGGGAATGTCACCAACGGGGGGTATAGCGGGATCAGCAATCAGCAATTTGACACGGTCAATAGTGTCGCCAAGAAGATTGCCAAATCTCCCCAAGAGAAACAGGCCCTTGCCGCTACCGACCATGCACTTGGCAACGTCAACTCGATTGAGGGAATCGGATCGGGAATGGGATCCCTATCCGGGGTTAATACTGGTCTTGCCGCTTCGGCTGTGGCTCGGGCTTCAAGCCCCACCCCGCTGACCCAAAAGTTACAAGATGCCGGCCTGACGGCCATGAATAACACGGCGACTCAGGTCTCAGCCCCTGGTGCGCTCAACTACATACAGGCACCTACGGCCACGGCAGCGCAAATGGCCCCGGTCGACAATGTCACGGCCGCGAACGTCACGGCCGCGCAAATGGCCCCGGTCGACAACGTGACCGCTGCCTCAATGCGGGCCGCCCAGATTTCCCCGATCCAACAAGTCCGGCCGACCATGGCCAGAGCGCAAACCACGGAAAGCAGTGGGCTCGGCAACCAGCTTCTGCGTCAGGCACAGGATCAACTTGCGTCCGGGGGTCAACTCAGCCCCGAGGCCTTGCGGAATGCTTCCCAGCAGGCTGCCGCGACTTGGTCGGCCAATGGTCTCGGCACCGGTGCCAGTGCGGCCGCCGCCGGAATCCTCAACCGTGATGCGGCCACCAATGCCCGACTCCAGCAATACCAGGCATTCGGCCAAAATGTAAACAATGCCGACACGGCATTGCGTCAGGCCAACACAAATTCGCTCAACCAGTTTGGCCTTTCCAATCAGGCGGCCTCCAATCAAGGCCAGATCCAGAACCAGAACACGAACCTGCAACTGGGCAATTACAATGCCGGGTACACCCAACAGGCTGGCCAGACCAATGCTCAGCTCGCGCAACAGGCCGGAGTCCAAAATCAGAACACGCAATTCAATACCGGTCAGATCAATACGGGAAACCAACAAAACGCCAACACAACCAATGCCGGGTATCAGCAGCAGGCGGGAATTCAGAATCAAAACACGGCTTTTAATACCAATCAGGTCAATTCGGGATACCAGCAAAATACCAATCTAGCCAATGCCGGATACGATTTGTCAGGCCAGAGCTCAAACCTCGGCGCCCAAGGCCAATACAATGGCCAAGATATTCAGCGTCAGGGAATGAATCAATCTGCCAACCTCACCAACACGGGGCAAAGTCAGAATTTCCTACTCAACGCAAATCAAGGGGTCAACCAATCCAATAACGGGAACGCGGCCGCCGCCTCGGGCCTGCTTGGAAATTCGTCCAATATGCTGGGCCAATCGGCATCGGCCCTCGGCAGTGCCACTGGACTCGGCCTTCAAGGTGCCGGAATGTATAGCTCGCTCAACCCTTACACAATGTCTTTAGGCTATAGTGTGCCATACACGGCGCAGAACCTTGGATTCCAGAGTGGTCTTGTGAACAACTCGTATGGTCAAGGAATGGAGGTAGCTGGAAATGTACCGTCATTCAATACCAACCTTGCTTCGGGTAACTGGTCGTCCGGTAACAATTATAATGCGGCAAATTATGCCAGCAATAATGCGCTTTTGGGCAGTGCAATCGGAACAATCGGCAAAGTAGGTGCCGCCTATTACGGAAATTAATCAACACAACCAATAACCATGTTTGCTTACAATCCTCCCCAGCTCAACAACGGCGCTGCCTACATTGCCCAGGGTGGCGAAAACCTTGCCAACGGCATCAATCAGGCCGGATCCGGCATCGCGGACGCCATCAAGCAAATGAATGCGCTCAAACTTCAATCCCAGCAGGCTGATGCCACGGTCGATTTGGCCAATAAAATGGGCCTGATTGATTCGACGGCCGTCGACACGGTCAAGGCACTTCCCTGGCAGCAAAAGGTTTCCATTGCCCCCAACCTGATTCAGATGATCGGCCAGAAAACCACGGCAGACCATTATGCAATGATGCTCGGACTCGGCCAAAAGAAAGCTGATGCGGCCGCCGCCAAAGTCCAAACCACAAGATACATTCCCGGCCAAGGATATGTGCCGAGCGGGTCGATTTCGGCAGATGACTCAACGCCATCTGATCAATAAAACATGACCGCCGAAGAACTCATGAACCTGGGCGTACCCGCCCAAGGCAATGGCTCGATCACCATTCCCCAGCAAGGGATCAGCCCGGCAGACCTGCAAGCGGCGGGCATTGCGCCCATGCTTGCGCAATCGATGCCCCAAAATACCTCCAGCGGAATCGATCCGGCCGTCCTGGCAACCATGGATGACCCCAATGGATTTACTTCGGGGCCGATGCCACCGCCCGCGCCATCGGCGGCTCAATTAGGGAACCCAGGCAGCGCAGGATCAGATCCTTCGCAATCTGGAACATCGGTCACATTTAACCCAGCAACCAATCCCTACACGCCGAATGGTGCGGCCAATCAAGGGATGGGCATGAACCAACAACAGGTTGGCCAACAGGCAGGGCGGCAAACCGCCCAGCCGCAGTATTCTGATTTTGACAAGTTCATGATCCAGACCGGTCGGGTCAACATCGATTTGACCCCGGCGGATCGTTTGCAAGCCCATAAAGCTTTTGATGCCCTGATGCTCAAACAGCTTGAACTTCAAGACCCGGAGAAGCAGCTCAAGCTCCAGCAGATGCAACATGAAATCTCCACCCAGGGGATGAAAGATCAAAACCTGCAGGCCCAGACGGCCGAATCCCAATCCAAGGTCATTGCCGGGGAGCTGGCCAAAGGGAAAGCATTGCAGGATGCAAGCAACCAGGTCTCCTCACTTGAAACGCAGCGCGACAATTTGCAGGCAATCGCCGACCATCCGGAACTGAAATATGTAGTCGGGGCGGCTCGTTTCCTCCCGGCCGTAACACCGGGTCAACGTGATTTGCAAGCACGTTTGGCACAAGTATCAGGACAGAATCTAATTTCCGGAATCAACATGCTCAAGGACGAGGCCTCCACCCCGGGGTCATCACTTGGTTTCCGAATCACCCAGCAGGAAGCTCAGGCCGTCAAGGATGCGGTCAATCGTTTGCAGACCTATCAATCCCCCGAAACATTCAAAAATTCGGTGGGTGAATATGTTGGGATCCTCAACAAGGCAATCGACGCCAAGAAAGCGCAAATCGACAAAATGCCTTCGGTCAACCAAGACCTCCTCAAGCAATTTTCCTATTCTCCGTCGGCGTCTGTTACTGGAAACCAATCGGCGGCTCCGGCTTCAGTGCCTGCCGCCACAGCTCCGGTGATTAAAACGATCCCTGGGCGTGGAACCTTCCAGTCGCTCGGAAACGGTCAGTGGAAGCAGATCCAGTAAGCCCATGGCCATCGGCGACATCGTCAGCGATGAGGATCTGAACGCCATGGCCTCAGCGCCGGGTGATACGCAACCCGCGCCAATGCCAGCACCGTCCGTTGCACCCACGCCATCCACGGATGGGGCAATCTATAGCGATGCAGACATCGCGGCCATGGAAGATCAAGCCCAGGCCGCTGGTCATATCAATGCTGCGTATGGGTCATCCATGCCCGCATCCCCGCTTGCTGGGCCATCCTCGCCAAGTCCCTACAACGCCACGGGACTCGGTCCGATCCAGCCAAAAACCTATTCATCGACCGATCTGGATAAAATGCAGGTCGATGCGCTCAATGATCCGTCGGTCGACATGACCCGAGATCAATGGGATGCCGCCCAGGCGGCCCGTCAACGGGTGGGGGGTAGCTTTATGAGTTCGGCTCTTTCCAATATCGCTGGAGGTATTGGGGGTTTATTCCAGACGACTTATGGCGGGATCAAAGACCTCTGGAATGTGCCGCGTTACAATGGTGATCTTGCTGATACCACGGAGAAATTTCTTAACCATGAAACGGCCGTGGCTAACTCGTGGCTGCAGGGTGTCCGCAATGCCGGGATGAACACCAAACTTCTTTACAAACAAGTAAAGCAAGGGATCCAAGGCCTTGTTGATGGATCGGCCGATGCCGGACTCGTTAATGCCACTCCCGAGCAAATCAAGGCTGGGGCCGATGCTGGGTATGGGAATTATCTCGAGAACAATGCATTCAAACGGGAGATCGCACACCCAACGGTCACGTCGGTTCCTCAAATTATTTCCATGTTGGCTCCCGATGATGCATCGAGACAAGCAGTTCAACAGGCGCTTGCCGCATCATTCAATAACCCAGACACCGCACCACTCAAGGATCTGACCGGTGCCGCCGCCATGGCCTCAGCGCCGGAAAATCAGATTGCCTGGGCCGCAGGTGCGCTAATCTCCAAAGTGCCGATTGGCAACATGGTCAAATATGCTTCCGGCCGCGTCTTGCAAGGGCTCGGATCGGGAACAATCATTGCCAATGATGCGCTCGATAACCTTGCCAAGGCCGCCATCGACCGAGTCAATGCGGTGATCCCTGCGGTCAAGATCGGAGACAAGGTCTATGATGGGGCGGATATCGCCGGGGGTGCCCTTGCCGGTGGTGCGGGGCTCGTCGGGTGGAGTGGTGCCTCCCATGATGAGGAGGGTGGCAACCCTCTCTGGTCGGCCATGAAACCCGTGCTTGGATACCTGGCGCTGCGCAAAGGTGCGGCCGTGGTCAGAACGGTTGGCCAAGGCGCTCAGGTCGCGGGTACGATCCTGCGTGAGGCCTCCGACACCATGGGGCCGTTGCGTCAAGATGCGCTTGGCGCCATTGCTTCCAACCCTGCCATCCCGGAAGCCTATCGCACGGCAGCCGGTGATGCCGTGGCCACCGGAGGAACGGGCGCCATCGATTCAACACCTTCACGAATAGCAAATTCAGATTCCTATCCTGCATGGGTCAGACGCATCGCTGCAAAAGCTAACAATCCCGTGCTGGTCGGCGCCTCGCGCACGGCGGGTGCGGCGGTCGAAAGGGGAATTGGCGGCTCGCTCTCCATGCTTCCGCTAACCATTGGCCAGAATGACGAACAGGCCGGTGCCACGGTCGGTGCTGGATTTGGTTTTGGCGCGGCTGGGGGCCTTGCGTCCCGCGTTCTGGGAAATTCAACCAGGGAACGCAATCAAGATGTGGCAAGATTCCTGGCGGATACGGCATTGGTCGGTGGCGATGTCAATAAGGTTGCCAATCTTCCGGCAAGTCGCCTCCAAAACCTTGCCGCAATTCAAGGTCTGCTTTCACTTAAAGGCACCGATGTCATTCCGCTCGATAATCAACCCAAAGTTGATCCGGCCACGGGAAACGTCATTGAACAGGGGGCCTTTGACAAACAGGTCGGAACTGCGCTTGCCAATCAACCAGGGATTGCACCGGCCGATACGGTTCCCCTCGATGGAACTGACTATTCGGCCAACGTCGCCGCACTCGGTGGACGGGGTGCTGCAGGATGGTTTGTCGATGCCCCCCCCGGCCAGCGGGCACGGGTTTTCATTAACCTCGATGCGGAGCACCCGGCAGATATTCATGAAGGGCTCGGCCATGCGATCCTGGCATCCAATGTCATGGATGGAGCGCAACGATCCGATGCACGGAATTTCATCCAACAACTTTACGGGGATGATGGAATCGATGCCCGTGCCCGTGAATATGCCAAAGCTCAAGTTGAATCAGAACAACGGGCGCTCATGGATCGGGCAATCAAAGATAAGCAACCCATCCCGACATTTCCCCCGTTGGATGATCGGGTCACGCAACGGGTCCAGCAACTCTCCGACAATGGGATGGCGGCCGGTGATGAACATCCGCTGGATTGGGCGCGGGATGAAATTTTTGCCGAACATATGAATCAAGCCGGTATCGATGTGAATTCGATCCGCAAAGGATTGCCTGCAAATGTTGACCCCGATGCGGCCACCCGATCCATTCTTGCCATGAATGCCCGATCATTAGGTGCTCAAGGTGTTTCCATAGATCCGCAAACCGGAAAGGTGATCGGTTCATTATCTACGATATTCAAAGACAATCCCTTGGTTGGATCTTCTCCGACACTTTCCAAACAACTGGCAAAATATGTCAGTTCTTACGATTCATGGCTGAACGGCATCGATCTCGGTGCCAAACGTACCGAGGGAACTCAAATTGCCCCGTCGGGGTCTCCCTATGACATGGCGCGGTCGAACCTGGTCAACCTGCGACCCGTGCCAGGACGGCCCGGAGTCTTTGAAAATGATTTCCTGCGTAATGACAACGGCACGGTCACTTTCAAATCTCAAGACGAAATCAAACAGACAGATCAGCTACGCAAAGATCAAATCGCCTCGGCGGTCGGCACGGCCCTACGACCCAAGAATGATCCCGTGCTCGGCCCGCGCATGGTCGATGGCAAGAAAGTGATCTCCGGATCGCAGCTCCCGGCCACGATGGGTGCGCTCCAGCATTTCGGACCATGGATTCAGTCCATTGCCAATACTTGGCGCAATGATGCCGGGCAGGGTGGTGTGTATCGGATGAAGGTGAACCGCACGGGAACGGGAGAGTCCGGCAGCTATCGCATCCTCAACCTTGGAAATATCCGTTCAATCACTCGGAATTTTTGGGAACCGTTTGAGTATTCGGTCTCCAAGGAAGGGCATCTCCTTGCCCATACAATCGATGACTCGGCAGTGCAGCGGAATGTCCTCAAGGGAATCAATCAGGGGCTTTTCCCGTTTCACAACAATGATGCGGCTGCGATCCGTGATTCCATCATGCAGTATGTGAAAAACCACAAGGAAGGCTTACCTGGTGAAAACGGGATCGGGGAAGGAAAGCGCAAAGAAGTCAATGCCGTCCTCACTTCCTTTTCCAAGGTCCATCGGAATGCAAACCCGCTGGCCTCCAATTTCGGGCCACAAGGGGTCGTCCGCCGTATCCGCATGGACCGCATCGAGGACATGAACCGTGTCACCGACCAGGACAAAGGATCGCCCACTTACGGACAACCGCTGCAGGGATTCCATTTCGATTATTTTAAGGTCAACAACAACATGATGCCGGATGTGGCAAGATGACCATGAAACGCCTCATCTCAGCCAAGGCCCTGCGTGCTGACCTAGAGGCGTCGTCTCATGCCGCTGAGATTGCCAAGCTCAAGGATCAGCTCAAGGCCTCGGAATCGTCCAAAGCAAAGCTTGCCGCTACCCTCGACCGTCACCTCCACACTCCAAAGGCTCGGGTCATCACCCCAGCCAAACCAACCCGCAAAGGGAAAGACGACATCGTCAGGGTTATCATTCCCGATACACATGGGGCCAAGGTTGACAAAGCGGCGCTGGCAGCGTGCCTGGGTGACATCCAAGCCCTCGACCCGGATGAGATAATCCTCCTCGGAGACCATGTCGACTGCGGGGGATTCCTCGCCCAACACCATGTGATGGGATTTGTGGCGGAGTCCTCCTATACTTATGAGGCCGACATTGCGGCCACCAATGCATTCCTCGATGCGCTGCAGGCCGCAGCGCCTCGTGCCAAAGTGGAATACATCGAGGGCAACCACGAGCGCCGGATTGAGCAATGGGCGATCACGCAAACATTACGCAACTCCAAGGATGCTGAGTATCTCCGGCGGGCCTTTGCCCCGGAGTTTCTCCTCCGGCTCAAAGAACGCGGCATTCCCTACTATCGTCAGGCCGAATGCTATGACGGCCTGTCGCTCTCGGGGACGATCAAGCGGGGCAAGTGCTACTTTACCCACGGATCCTCCACATCGAAGCAGGCCACGACAACGATGCTCTCCTCGTTTGCCGGGAACATTGTCTTTGGCCATACGCACAGGGAGCAATCATCCAGTGCTCGGCCGGTCCACACCGGGCAGATCAAGTCGTGGAATCCTGGGTGCCTCTGTGAACTCCAACCGCTCTGGTGCCATACATTCCCAACGTCCTGGACGCATGGTTTTGCCATTCAGTCGGTGGCCCGCAGCGGGGAATTCCTCCACTTAAACATTCCAATCATTGGGGGCCGGTCCCTGCTGGGTCAGCTTGCTGGGAAATTCCAATGAAACCGCCGACCCTGAATCAAATGAAAAGCATCAAGCGGGCCGACACGGTGCCGCCGGGATGGTTCTCCCGTCAGGATCTGGAAAATGAATGGAAGACCAGTCGCACCTACACCAATAAACTGATCACCGATGCCCTGGCGGCCAAACGGGTCACGGTTCAAAAATTCATCGTGCAGACGGCGACCCGGGGCCTCTACCCCACGCCCCATTATAAATTCCACTAGGCCTGCCTCTCGATCCGGTAATACTTCCGGATGTCGTCAGGAGAAATGCCAGGACTGCGAAGCACGCGGGGACCGTAATCGTTCTCGGTTGTCTTGACGCTTTTATGCCCCAACATGGCCTGCGCGGCAAAGATGTCCTTGGCATCGGCCATGACGGTGGCGGCCTGTCTACGAAGCAAATACGCTTTTTTACGCTCTCCCTGAGTAGATCGATCCACAAAGCGCCGCATGAAATTGTTTAGCTCGGTATTGCTGGCGTGCTGGCGTTTCGTTTTCGACCCTGGCAGGACATATTCGCCATCGTCAAAGAAGGTCGTGATCTTCTCGTAGGTCTCCTTGTCAATAGTGTGCTCCACGGCCTTGGCCTCGGCATAGTCTCCCTTGACAATAAACGTGATGGCGCTCTCGGTGATGGTAAAGTCGCTCTTCTTGAGGTTCTTAACCATGCTGTTACGCAATCCATAGAGGCTCATGAGGGTGTAGGAAATCCATACGGGATTGCGTTCGTCATAGAGCTGGGCGGCCCCTGCCTCAAGGTCGAGGACCTGCTGAGTCGTGAAAGGGACAAACCCGCGACGGATATTGGTCTCAAAAGCCCACTTGGCATTCCTCCAAGTGGTGAGATCGGGTAACCGCAAAGCATTGTAAATATCCATGCGGCCCTCGCGTTCCTTCAAAATGCTACGCGCCTGTCCGATCTGGCCCGAGATGGACCAATCGGGCCGTCGTGCCTGGCGCGAAACGGCAACGAATTTGTTTAACGTCTCGCCGGTGAGCACGGTGGACTTCAACGATAAGGGATCCTCTGAGCCCAAGGCATCGCCAAGAATGTTCTTCAAGCTCACGACATATCCCTTGGCCGTGGCGTGCTTGATCCCAAGGTGACGGATGTTGGCAAGGAATACGTCGATGATCTCGCCAATGGTGGCAAACTCGTTTCGGGTCTTTAACGTCTCAAGCACATCCCACTTGCTGTTGAATAGGGAATCAATCCAGATCCCGGCACGGATCGCCGCCGCCTTCTTGTCAGGGGTATCGAGGCATTTCCATCGGGCCTTTCCCTGGTGCTGGACGCGGATGTAGAGATTGGGGTTCCCAGGCTTCTGATAGAAGCTGTAGGATTTGCCCTGATGTTTGAATTTGCCAACAACTTTTGCGCTCATGGGTGGGTGGTATTTATAGCAGGTATGATGGTGGTATCTGGCTACAACTTGGCTACAACTTGGCTACAACTTTGGATGGTTCCGTATGTTCGGTTTGTGTCGGTTTCATCATGCATGGATGTATCTCTAACAGATTTGAATAAGCAGTCAACTGTATCTCAAAAGAGACAGACTCATGGATCCAACAATGAGGTAATCGCTGAATGACATTTTGCCATTTTTCTCTGTAGGAATTCTAAAGATACAGGTCTGACTACAATTTGGATCCATGCTCGCGGATCCATTGCCGGAGGTAAGGAATCATTTCTTTGGTCTCGATGTCTTTGGGATTTTTGACTCCAAAGTCTTCGCAGAGGTGTTGTCGGATTTGTGTTTTCTGATCGGCGCTGAGTGGCGCCAGTAGCGCGGTGAATTGTTCCGAATATTTCTTCTCGCTGGCCGGATCGTGACCAATTTGGGTTTTGTAATTATCGAGAACGAGGAATCCGTGCAAATAAGCCAACATTGTGCTTTCCCGCATAAGTTTGTTTGAAGGCACTTTGGCGGCGATCAGATATTGTTGCCACGGTTTGGGATCTTTTGGTGGATAATCTGTTGGAATTGATTTGTCAGTATAGGGATTAATCAAGACTTCATTTTGTGCCGAATGTTTTAAGCCTATGGGTGATTCGACATTCACCCAACCTTTGCCAGGTATGTATCTTGATAACTTTTCTGGAACCACATTTGGCCGAGAATCATTTTGCGGGATTGGATAACAAACGGGCTCAAGTACGGGAATTTGAACCGGTTGAGGTATCATTGAATAATTCGGCTCCGGAGGCTGCGGTGCTGGTGGGGTGACGAGTTGTGCGGCCTGGATGGCGCCAAGATCCGCGGGGCCGTCGCTGATGATGTTGACGTTCCGGCCACTGCGCTGGATGTAGGTGCTGGAATTTTCTCCCGTAACGAGGGTATTTCCACCGGGGATTTGGTTGACAATGTACCCGCCATTCGGGCCATTCACAATGTCAGCATGAAGGGAAATGGTGCCCAATAATGCAAAGAAGCATAGTGTTTTCATTTTTTAGATTGCTTTTCGTTGTATGCTTTTCTGTTTTCAAAAATCCGAACGGCTTCATTTTCGGTTTTTTTGATAGGAATAGTAACCCAATAGTCACAAAGGTAATCGCTGCCATTTGGATCCGGCATTCGGAAAATAACTTGAATATCACCGGTCCAAGTATCCATTCGGGTTGCATCATATTGCTTCTTGTTGTCGGCCAAATCGAAATGAATGAGCTGATAACGATTCCGTGGTGTTGCCCAACCGCATAAAAAAGCTATCGATAATCCAATAATGATAAGTGTGTTTTTGTTCATGTTATTTTCAAATATATTAACTTGTCGTCAATCAGGTCGTTGCTGTAGGTAAAACAGGGTAGGGTTACGATTTCTTTCGGCGTAACTTCGTTTGTTCGACGTTTTCCGGGGGTTGCAAGGATCCGATATTACCCGCCGTCGGATACACTCGATGAAACAAATTGGGGCGATCTAATCGCTCCAAGGCTTCCAAAAATTCGCGTATGGCCGCCACAGCAATATCGGCTTTTGATATTCCGCGCTCATCGCTTATGCGATCCAGACGCTGTTTTAGCGTGCTGGGAAGTCGGAAGTTGAATGTGCTTTCTCGTTTCACAATCCCAATGTGGCACAATGAAATCATAATTGCCATAGTCAAATTGCTTATTTGTGTTTGACTTGTGCCACATATCAACTACAACTCAAAACATGACAGACGAACTCGATACCACCCTAACGCTTCGCTTGCCCGAAGAACTCAAGTCCAGACTTGCTGCAGCGGCCAAGAAGAATTGGCTCAAACCATCGGACCTGGCACGAATTGCTATTCGCAATTATTTGGTGTCGGAATGTGGCACAACCGAACTACAACACGAAAACAAAGAATCAAAATGATCATCCTGGCACTTGGAATCATTGTTGGAACTCTTGCAATCTGCCGTCGTGAGGCGGCTGAGCTTTTAGCGATTGCGGCCATGGCATTCATTCGCCACCGCAATACGTCACTGGATCGGATGCTGCCAGCCCGCCGTCGTCCCGGCTATCGCCTTGCCCTTCGCTGATATGAACCGCGAGATCATTGAGGTCGAGATCAAGCAGGGGCGAAACCTTTTGACGCTTCGCAAGGTGATCCCTGGGGAATTCCTCAAGGCGATCCATGGCGCGGCCGTTTCTTTTTTTTATGAGGTACGTCTCAACGGGGAGATGAGGGCATTTACCGAAGACCCGGAAGCGGCTCAGGCGATATGGCGCGGGTGCCATCGCTGGATGCGGACCGGGCAGTCGATCACATCGTCCGTTCTATGAAGCTGATGAAGCGTTTTTATTCCTGGTACAAGTGGGTCACCGGCTATGAGGCCGCGGTTGCTGACCGGCTGCGCATTCAATCCACGGTCTACCCAGGAGCTGATCAATGAGTGCATCAAAGGTTAATTATGAGCGGTTTTTTAGCACCAAGGATGTTTCGGTTCGGTTAGGAATTCACAAGAACACGGTGCTCAAATACGTCAAGGCCGGTAAGTTCGGGCGGGTGCTTAGGCTGGAGCAGGATATTCGATTTCCTGAGTCTTCGATCCAGAAATTTATTGAGGAGCGCATGGCATGATTCATGACGTCGTTCAGCTCGCCCTGTATGCGTCCCTTTTCTTTTTTTTGATAGGTATCTATCGGGCCAGAATGTAATGAATTCCAAGGATTCAAATGAGCCCCCTTCTCTTTTTTCTGAGGAGGAGTTGGCGTTGGAAAAGGTAGGCAGTCCTGTCTTCACGGGAGCTTCTACTGGTGATCGGTTAATATCTCAACGCCCGGATCTTTACCGAATCACGGTTCAGCTTCTCGGTCAGGGAACAGGTATTCGGGAGATCAAACGACTCACCGGCCTGCACCATCGGACGATTGAGGCGGTCATGATCCGTGAGGGTCAGTCTATTGACACACATAGAAAGGATCTCGGTGCTCGTGCTTTGAAGGTGGCCGCTATGGGAGTGGAGCGATTGGAGGAGATCATTGCTGATGGCAACATCAAGCCAGGTGAGCTTTCGATGGCTGTAGGTATTCTGATCGATAAAGGTCAAGTGTTGACCGGCGGTGTCACGGCGCGAGTTGAGAAGATTGAGCAGAGTCAGGTTGCAGCCGGTCTGGAGCGGATGCTCGATGAGTTGCCGGTGATCGATGCCGAGTGGGAACCCGAAACGGCGTCTGCAATCAATCTGGGCGGCGAGAATACTCAGCCAATAGCGGCGCTGCCCGATGTGGATCCGGTGCGGCTGGGTGTCTCTGTATGTCAAATCGACCAGGACAAAATTAACATACAGACCTCGGGTGCTGATCCGTTATCAGCAATCTTTCCGCTATTCTACACTGATAAGGCGGATCCGGCTACAACTCCGGATACAAAGTCGCCCACCAAATCCTCCAGAAAGTCCCCGACATCGAAGGCCAACGCCGCGGCCGCCAAGGAGGGGGGGAGGGGGTCTGCGGCGAAGCCGGTGGCCGAAAACCCCGACTGATTGGTCACATAGAAATTTTATTTTAATCGATCGCTTTCAATTCAACCAACCACATCACGACACCATGAGCACAGAACAAAAAACACCGCCAAAAAAAGAGGGGGGCGCCTTTAGTGCGATCACCACCCTGTTTGCAAAAAAAAACCCCGCCACGGCCGTCCTGAGCGATTCGCCCACGACTGCCGTCACTCCAACCACCTCTTCCGCGATTACTGAAAAAGAAGCGGGTCAAATGGCAAAAAAAATCAAGGACGCCGTCGGGGCAGGGATTACATACTCCGAGGAATCTGCGGCCGAGCGCCTTGGCATCGGTTATGAGGATGTGACCTGGCTTAGGAAGGGGATCCTCGATGCAGGGAAGGATTACATCCGCGAGGCAGGGTTCGTCCGTCTCACGGCCGGAGGCCTAGCGAAGCTAGAGTCTCGGATCGCCCAGCAGGACACCCTCATCGTTTTGAGCGCCCATGTGGTTAATCCCCGCCTTGTCCTGGCACGGCAGCCGGGCAATCCCGAGACCATGCGGGTCAGGGTGGCCGATAATAACGCCTGGTGCCGTGGCATGGTCATGAGCGGGTGCATCAAGGCCGAGATCCCCAAGTTCTGGAGCTGCACCGAGCGACCACGGGCAAAGGGCCGCATCTAATCACACCCGCCATGCACTTCTACCGATTCTTTATCAACGACTACATGGTCAGCACCCGGCACCTCAGCAATGACGAGGACTTGTGCTACCGGCGCCTGCTCGACCTCTACTACACCGAGGAGACCCCATTACCAAATGATAACCTTTTGCTTTCACGGAAAATCCAAATGGAAGCAAATGTCGTCGAGGATATCCTCAACGAATACTTTGAGCCCACGCCCGAGGGGTGGATTAATGCCCGAGCACACGCAGAGATCACCGCATACACCGCACTTTGCGAGAAAAGATCCACCTCTGGCAAATCTGGCGGCAGGCCAAAAGCAAAGCAACGGAAAGCAAATGCTAAACACAAGCAAACCAACACCGAAGCAACTGCGCCGATATCAATAATCAGTAATCAGCTATCAGATACCCCTATAGTCCCCACGGGGGACACATCCATCGACCTCATCGATGACAATCTTGCCCTCCACCGGGCAAAGATGCTTTTCCGGATGCGTCCCTCGACTGTCCTTGATTCCTCCCAAGACCGCGCATGGAAAAAAAATAAGGCGGCCGTTGAATCCACCTCCGAGGGGGATTGGTTGCTGCTGGAGTGGTATTTTGCCCAAGGCGGCGAGGTGGCCGAGTACCGCCGCCGAGACCTTGCCACCCTGCTGAATAACTGGCACGGCGAGATCCAGCGGGCGACCGAGATCGCAAAAAAAAAAGGGTCATCTTTTGGAAAAAAAGAAAAGGCCCCCGATGAGGTAGTGGCTCCAACTCAGTGGCGCGAGATCCTGGTCGACCTGCATTCGGAGAACTATCCGGACGGAATGCAGAGCGGGAATTTCCCCAGCTCCTTCCGCTTCCTTCCGGCCAGCGTGCAGGCCGAGATCCGCGAACAGGCCGCGCTGACTGCGGAGATTAAGGCCGATATTCACCGCAACCCCACCATCGCCCAGGAGGCCGCATGAGCAACCTGTTCTCTCTTCCCAACGCTTCCCCTGAATCGGAGAAGGTCGTCCTTTCCTGCATGATGCAGGATCCGGCGAACTTCGTTGGCCCCGTCCTTGAGGGGGTTGGCATGGCCTTAGCCGAGGCCTTCCGTGGCGGGGGTCACCTCGTGATCTGCGAGGCGATCCTCGACCGCCATGCCAACCGCCAAGGGTGCGACATGATTTCGATCACCCAGCACCTGACCGACAAGCAGCTCCTCGATGCGGCCGGAGGGGCGGCGGCCGTGGCCAACATCGCGGTGTTTGCCTCCACGACGTTCCTCTTCACCGAGCACATGAACGAAGTCCAGCGCAAGGCCGTCCTCATGCGCCTGGTGAAATCCTGCGACACCATCCGTGCTCAGTGCCTCAGCTATGACGACCGGGGGAATCCCCAGGAGCTGATCGGCATGGCCGAGAGCGAGTTCCTTGGCATTCGCGATGTCTACAAGAAACAGGGCGACAACCTTGCCCACATCAGCAAGTGCGTGGACGAGTCGCTGGAGCAGATCGAAACCATGTATAAGAACCGAGGCAAGGCCGTGCAGCCCGGTTGCATCCCCACCGGATTCAAGGACATGGACCGGATGCTGACCGGATTCAAGCCCGACCAGTTCATTGTCCTGGGTGCGCGGCCTGCCATTGGCAAGAGTTCGCTTGCGCTCAACATCCTCACCCACGCGGTGAAGGAGGGATTTCATTGCCTGTTCTTTAGCATGGAGATGAGCCGCACCCAGCAGACCAACCGCATGATCTGCAGTGAGTCGGGAGTCACCCTCCAGCGGATCAAGGATGGGCTCATGAGCAGGCAGGACCTCCAGCGGATTGGGTCTGCCGGAGCGCAGATTGCCGGGGGGAATCTCTGGCTGGAGACCACGCCCGCCATCACCCTGCACCAGTTGCGTTCGGTGGCCCGCCGCATGAAGTACCAGGGCAAGCTCGACTTCATCGTCATCGACTACCTTCAGCTCATGCGCTGCCCCAGCCGCCGGGCTGATGGGAATCGCGCCCTGGAGATCGGCGACATCACCGGAGGGCTGAAGCAGCTCGCCATGGAGCTGCACATTCCGATCATGGCCCTGGCACAGCTAAACCGCGACGCCGACAAGCGATCCCTGCCGAAGGCCAGCGACCTCCGCGAGAGCGGGACTATTGAGCAGGACGCCGATGTCATCATCCTCATGCACCGTGACAAGGAGGCACCGGTCGAGCCTTGCACGATCTTGATTGAGAAGCAGCGCGACGGCGCCACCGGCCCGCTGGAGCTGATGTTCTCGGGGGAGAATACCAAATTCAGCGACAAGACCGAGGAGATGTATTCCAACAACTCCGAGAAATATCAGAAGGGGTATTCGGGCCACAAAAAAGCCGCATGACCGCAAAGCCTCTCACCATTTCGCGCATCCTGATCGGGGATCCCCGACCACATGCCGAGCCCGACAACATCCTTGTGCCGGTCGTGGATGTCCGCGTCTTGGCAGAGAACGGGGCCATGTTCAGCCGAACCTTTCTGGCCTTTGGCCTGGATTGTGCCCGCGTTATTGCCGCCTGGGAGCGCGAGCCCGAGAAGTTCCTTAAGGTCGACCTCCAACCTTCACAAAGTCAATCCGCATCACAACCCGCCTGCGATTCATGAAAGAAACCAATCCCAAAATGAACAACAAATACCTCCGCTTTGAGATCAGCGAAAGCGGGGGCGAGATCAGTCATGGCGATGCCGCCATCATGCGTGCCCGTTGCGAAGCCTTCTTACGGAAGCGCGACCCTTTATGGCGCGATTCGACCCAATTCAGTTTCGGATCGATTAACCCCCGGAGAAAAGGCGCATGACAAAAAAACAAATTTATACCGAGGAGCAGGTCAACGGCCTGCTGGATAAAATGATCCAACTCAAGGCCGAACACGACGCCATGAGGATTGAGATTGCGTTGCTGCGCGAGTTGGTCACGTCCGCATCGCTCAGTCCGGACTACGGCCATGCGACACAACCAAGATCACCCAAACCATGACCCCGGTCGAGAATCCTGCACGGGCCTTGGCCCTGGCCATGTTGGAGCTGGCCATTGAGGACTACGTCACCTTGCGCGAAATCGGCGCGGTGAGTGGCACCACGATTGACGAGGGCCGGTGGAATTACGAAAAAAACAAGGATTGGCGCTACCGGCCCCTCGGATACGGCACCGTGCAATCCGTGCAAGAGCTGATCGAGTTCCTTTCCGGCCAGCACTTTGAGTTGTTGTGCGATTATGTCTCGACCGATTCGGCCCATTGGCAGGCCTGGCAATTCCGGCGTCGCATCGGCCTGGTTCCCGTGGATCCCGGAACCCGCTTGCTAGGCACGGCCGACCTGTGGTGGACCAGTACCCCGCGCCACATGAGGGAGCGCATGGTTTCAGCCCGCACCGGCAAAGACCTTGAGGACGATGGCCGCAACATCATCCGGTTCCCCGCACCGTTACCCACCGCAGAATTCCATGACACCCTTGCCGCTTAAACCCATGCCCCAGCAAAATGATGTCGGCCAATATGTCGATGCCGACGACATATTGGGAAAACGTGTCGACGAATTGCCCGAACGGTGCCCCGAATCCGTTCCCTCGGTGCTTGAGGAGGCCTTGGCCTACACTTCGGGGGATCGTCGGAGGGATTACGACCACGCCTTGCCGAACCACGAACGGATTGCCGGGTACTGGAATGCCCACCTGAGCGCGGTCGGGATTATTGGCAAATTAAGTGCGGCCGATGTG